CTACGCCTAGTTTTAGTTCAACGGCTATATCAGAACCTGTTGTACGTTTACCGGCCAGCGTTCATAAAACATATGCAGTAGAAGTAGAAGGAGCTACTATTGTTAATGAAATATGTGTAGGAGATTCAATGGATGAATTGAGGACTGTCTAATGCCTAAAACTAAAGTCCCCGCCTTAAAAAATATTCCTAATAAAATAGATAGAGAGTTAAAAGATACTCTTGAATCTATGAAAGAAGCACAAGAAGTAAGATTAGGCAGACGTGGCGATCCTTTAGATAGAGCTATAACCCTTAGAGAACTCATAGATAGCGGGCTGGCTAAGCAACTTAGAAATAGACCTTTTGACCCAAATGGTTTAATTGATTTTATACCTAATGATGATACTGTCGGTGATCTAGCTATACCCCCGGCTCCTACAGGGTTAGAGGCTTCTGGTGCTTTTACCGAAATAATAGTTGATTGGAACCCTGCTCAGTATAGTAATCATGCTTTTACAGAGGTGTGGCGTTCAAGAGATGATGAGATAGGCACGGCTGTTCTTATAACAACCACTGCTTCTTTTATTATTACTGATCCTGTTGGCTACGATCAAACGTATTTTTATTGGGTTAGGTTTGTAAGTACTGACAATGTAAGAGGGCCGTTTAACCAGACTAACGGTACAAAAGCTGAGACGGTAGAAAATATAGGCGCTGTTATGCAACAGCTATCAGAAGAATTATCTAATTTACCTGGGTTTAATCTGATGTCTACTATAGCTACTGCAGCTACTGTTATCAGATCATCAAACGAACCTAGTGCAAGAAACGATAGTTCAGCTATACAGGTTAATGATATTTGGTTTGATACCGATGATGGGCAAGTTTACACAAGAAACTCGGCTAATAATGCTTGGGTAGCCTCTCGTGATGCTACATTAGTTACACTTGTAGGAGCTAGTAGTTTTACGGGTAGCACCATATCAAGTGCGTTGTCTACAGCTCAATCTGATATTGTCACTGTCACTAATGCACAAAGCGCGACTGCCTCCTCTTTGTCTAGTTTAACTTCTACAGTTACAAGCAATAATAACACTCTTACTGCTTCTATTAACTCTGAAGCTACTACAAGAGCTAACGCAGACACAGCTTTGACAAATAGTGTTAACAACCTAACATCTACAGTCAATGGCAACTCTAGTTCAATCAGTACGTTAAGTACTACAACTGCTAGTCATACAGGTGACCTTAACGCTATGTTCGTGCTTACAGTTGCTACAGAATCAAATGGCAGTAAGTCAGCTGCGGGTATGGTCGTGGGGTCTAATGCTAGTAATGGCTCAGGGGCACAATCTTTTGTGCAGTTTCAAGCAGACAAGTTTGCAATTTGGAACAACACAAATGCAAGTGTGGCGCCGTTTATTGTAAGTGGAGGTTCAGTATTTATAGACAGTGCACGTATTCAAGACGGAGCCATAACAAACGCACGTATAGCGGACGCAACTATTGAAAATGCTAAGATTGCGGACGCAACCATACTAACTGCTAAAATAGGAGACGCCCAGATTACAACAGCTAAAATTGATGATTTAGCTGTGAATAATGCTAAAGTTCTTGGCGACTTAAGTGCTACAAAAATCACCGCAGATCAGCTTGATTCAGCTCGAATAAATGTTGATACACTTAATGTAAAACATTTTGACAATGTTAGTACAGACATAAAGAGCCACACGGGGTCTTTTGTTCCTTTAGGAGTAGAGGCAAACGTTCAATCCTGGTCAGGCACTTACCCTGGTCAAACTATTATTAGTTCGGAATCTAGTTCTATAGTTAATATATCTTGCCAAACTGCTAACATAAGAAACAACGCTAAATACAGAGTTGTTTATTCTGCGGTTTTAGGTAATGTTAGAAACGGCACTATTCAATATAGTTTTGATAACAGTAATTTTGTGTCGTTAAGTCCTACAGTAAACGCTAACGCAGGTACTTTTAGAACATATGTGTTTATTTGGGATGGACAAATAACAGGTATGAGCTCTTCTCAAAGCACGGTATATTGGAGAATAAACTGGAACGTATTTGGCGGGCAAGTTAACAGCACTTATCAGGCTTTATACGTTACTATGGATAATACACAATAATGAACTATACAATCTATACAACATCTACAGGAGAAGTTATAAGCACAGGGTCTTCCAATGTAACCGATGTAGCAGATATAGGAGTTGCGAGTGGGCAAACTGCAGTAGAAGGAACTTATGCTCCTGGGCAGTACAAATTTGTAGATGGAAGCCCTGTAACAATATCAGAAAACTCTTTAGATTATATACGTGCTCAAAGAACTTATCTTTTATCAGAGTGCGATTGGACACAAGTTGCAGATAGCCCTTTAACAAATGCTAAAAAAACAGAATGGGCTACGTATAGACAAGCTTTACGAGATTTGCCTGCTTCTACAGATGATCCAATTGTGTTTCCAACTCCTCCAGAATAAGGTAATATAAACCATGGCTTATAAAAGAAAAACAAAGAAAAAACCTATAAAGAAAAAAGCTTTAACTAAAAGGCAAGAGGCTACTATGAAGCGACATTCAAAACACCACACTGCTAAACATATGAAGTATATGAAGAATCTTATGATGAAAGGTAGCACATTTACTGCTGCTCATAAGAAAGCTCAAAAAGCAGTTGGTAAGTAATGTACGAATATAGGTGTGAAATAACCCGGGTAGTAGACGGAGATACTGTAGATGCCGAAATAGACTTAGGGTTTGATATAGTTTATAAGTCCCGTGTCAGACTCTATGGCATAGATACACCAGAATCACGAACACGTGACCTCGACGAAAAAGCTAGAGGTAAACTAGCAGGAAAGTTTTTATCAGATGCTATTTTGCACGCTGATGATTTAAAAATACAAACAAAACTAGACAAGAAAGGGAAGTTCGGTAGAGTTCTAGGCGTTATCGTTGCAGATGACGTAGATCTAAACCAAGCAATGATTGACAATTATCTTGCTGTTGCCTACACAGGACAAAGCAAAGACGACATAGAATCAGAACATTTAGCAAATAAACAAAAACTATTGGAGCTTGGGAAATATGAAGAAGTTACTGGGTAATATAATAGGAAGCGTTGCTCCAACATTAGGAACTGCATTAGGCGGGCCATTAGGTGGTATGGCAGGAGATGTTATATCAAAAATTTTAGGGGTAGATAATAACCCTGCATCATTAGAAAAAGCTATTGCGACTGCTACACCTGAGCAACTCCTAGAAATAAAGAAAGCAGAAAAAGACTTTGAAGCAAAGATGAAAGAGCTTGACGTTGATCTGTACAAACTAGAAACACAAGAAAAACAAGATGCACGAAAAACTTTTAGTAAAGACTGGACTGCTAGAATAATTGGTGTAGCTATGGTTGGTGGTTTCCTTGGTTATATCTTCCTCGTAACTCTCCAACCACCAGAACAGAACAGTGAGGCCCTAATTAATTTGGTCTTAGGCTATCTCGGTGGCCTAGCATCTGCAGTAATATCATTTTATTTTGGGGCCTCCAATAAACAAGACTGATGGAATCAGCAGTTACCGTAATACAAGAGGTTGGTTTTCCTATAGCAGCTGCCCTAGGCCTAGGGTGGTTTATTTATAAATTAATTATGCGTATTGTTGACGGTATGGAACAAAAACTAGATGTAGTTGACGAAAAGGTAGCCGGACAAATACAAGCAATTGAAGAGAGACTTGGCACGAAACTTGACTCTCAACACGGTATTTTAGTAGCATTAATAGACAGAATACGTAGTTTAGATAATGAAATCATAAGACAAGACACTTTGATTAAAACTATTCTTGGCGTACCTCAACTTATAGATAGCAATAAAATTGCTAAGGCGGATAGAGATGACCAAAGGAAAGACTAAAAAACAACTGCAAAAAGAAGAAGCAGACAAAGTACTTATGTTAAAAATAATAATGTTTATAGGAGCTATTTTAGCTGTAGGCATTTTTGTTATAAATGTAAAAGCAGATCAAATGACTCATAAATTTAAGTCTCCTTCTTTTAGTGGAGAGAATACTTCTAGCCATTATTTAACAATAGATAATGTTGAACACACTAGAAAAATGTCTATAAAGGCAGAATTAAAAGCTTTGCAAGACCAAATAGAAAGAGACAAAGAGAACACAACCCTTGCTAGATTTGTCCGTAATTTAGAGTCTAGGATTTATGCACAGTTGTCTAGACAACTTGTAGAAGCTTTGTTTGGCGAGACTCCAAGCGATAATGGTACAATTGAGTTAGAAGGTAATACAATTACCTATAGTGTAGTAGACGGTATAATAACGCTAACTGTGGTGGACTCGGACGGCAATGAAACAATTATTCAAATTCCTATCGGTAGTTTTACTTTCTAGTTGTGCGTCCTTAGTATTTGACCCCATAGAAAATAATATAGGCCCGATAAAAAAAATAGAAAAAGCAGAGGTAGAAACACTCGCAGTATCTAATCTTTCTTCTATTGGGGTGCCAACACGTAAACCAGTAGTTGCAGTTTATCCTACAAGTTTTACAGACCAAACAGGCCAAAGATTAAGCAATTCAAGCTACGCTTCTTTCTCTACTGCAATAACCCAATTACCAAGTGCTTATTTAATAAGAGCTTTACATAAAGCAGGTTCTGAACACGGGGGGTTTTTTACTGTAGTTGAAAGGGTAGGTTTAGATAACTTAACTAAAGAACGCCAAATTATAAGAAGCACTAGAGAAAAAGAAGATGATGCTAAGGAACTAGGGGCCCTCTTGTTCGCAGGTTTAATTATAGAGGGAGGTGTGATAGGATATGAAAGTAACGTTACGTCTGGCGGTGCTGGAGCACGTTATTTAGGCTTAGGTGCAACCAAAGCGTATAGAAGAGATTCAGTAACAGTGCAGCTTAGGTTGGTATCTGTTACAACGGGAAAAGTTTTACTAGAGACACTGGTAACTAAAACGATACTAAGTGCCTCATTAAGTAACGATGTTTTTCGATTTATTTCTGATAATACAGAATTAGTCGAGATAGAAAGTGGTGTTGTAAGAAACGAGTCCGGAGGATTGGCTTTAAGGGCCGCCATAGAAACAGCAGTCCTGCAAATAATTAAGGAGGGTACAGAAGCAGGCTATTGGAGTATACATGAAAAATACAAAACTATTGATTGCGATGCTGATTGTGTCGCCTCTGTACGCGGCTGATAACGAAATATACGTAGATCAAGCTGGTGCTACTTTAAACCTAGACTTAGAACAACTTGGTTCTGGTAATATCATAGGCGGGCTTAACGCTGCTGCTGGTAGTATGACTGCTCTTGACCTTGATGGCGCTACTATGACTTTAGACATAAATCAAATAGGTAGTTCTAATACGTTTTTAGGGGATATTTTAGCTGACAATTTTACAGGTTTTTTTGAGTTTGATGGAGACAGTAATGACTTTACAATTCAAGTAGACCCTACTAATACCTATGGAGCTGACGGTAGTAATCTTAATATAGATGCTACAGGAGACAGCAATGATTTTACGTTAAACGTAGGTACGGCAGCTTTAACTGGTAATTTAGACTTAGATTGGATTATAAATGGTTCTAGTAATACATTTGATTTTGATATTAACTACGATGGTGCTACATCTTATGTAGATGTAGATGGTGATTCTAACAATGTTACATTTGATGGTTCAGGCTATGCAGGCGGATATTTTTACCTTGACCAAACAGGTAACAGCAGAACTTTTAATATTAAACAACTGAGTACCCAAGACAATGACTGGCTTAAAATTATATCTAACGGTAATAGTGGTACTGTTTGCGTCATTCAAAACGACCAAGGCACAAGCACAAGCTGTTAATATTGGAGATATTTCTGAACTAAAAGGGACTGCTAGCGTCTTAAGAGACCAACCTTACGGCGCTGAATTAGATTTTGACATCCAACAAATGGATGACGTTCGTACAACTAACGGACGTGTGGGCATAACATTCCTGGACGATTCTATCGTACGTCTAACGGAACATTCTAAACTTGTCATAACTGAATACATTTACGATCCTGATCCTTCAAAAGGTAAAATGGCTATGACATTTGCTAGCGGTACGGCTAGATTTGTAAGCAGTAAATTAGGCAAGATTGATAAAAGAAACATAAAACTTTCTACACCTACAGCTGACATTGCAATCCGTGGGACTGATTTTACGTGTACTGTGGACGAACTTGGACGTTCACTTATTATCCTATTGCCTGATGCTAATGGTTTATCTAGTGGCGAAATACTTGTTACAACTGCTGCAGGTACGGTTACTTTAAACAGACCTTATGAAGCTACGACTGTTAATGTATTTGAAAATGCTCCAAGCAAGCCTGTTATATTAGATTTAACGTTAGACATTATAGACAATATGTTGATTGTTAGCCCCCCGGACGAATCAAAGTTATCCACAGAGTCATCCACAACGTCCGGAAATACTGGAGCAATTTTAGACATAGACTATTTAGAGTTTGAGGATTTAGAGTTTGATTATCTAGCAGAAGACTCGCTTGAATTTAGTGAGCTTGATATAAATTATTTAGATGTTAATTTTTTTGAAGATTTATTAGAAGTTATAGAAGAGCTAGATACTTTAGGAGATCAAGCATTAACTACAGGTACATTGTTACAAGGCACAAACTTTGGACAAGATTTAGTTACTCAGATTACAACTTTTAAACAAGATGAAAGTATTATTTTAGAAAGAGCAGTAACACAATCTACTAAGTTGACCCTAAACATATCGCAAGGCTATACTATAATATTATTACAGGATGGTAAAACACAACAAGTGTTAATAAACGGTGGGGGGGACTCTACCATAAGGATTACACAGGGGTCAGGATGAAGAAATGGATTTCGTTACTTAGTATACCAATACTATGCATGCCGTTGTTGTTTAACTGGCAAGCATTAGAAATCCTTAAATTAAAAACATTTGACGCATTCGTACAAACACCAGATCCATCTGGCTGGTTCGTAACTTTAGATATAACAGAAGAAGATGTAGCACTTGCGGGCGGATGGCCTTACCCGCGACAAGACCTTGCACGAATACAATTAGACTTGTTAAATGCAGGAGCTTTGGGTGTAGGTTGGGTTGTTGCGTTTCCACAAGCAGATAGATTCGGTGGAGATGAGGCATTTGCAGATGCTTTATTACAAGGTCCGAGTGTTATTGCTACGTTTGAAGGAGGCAGTTCTTACGCACCAACTACAGGCACAGTTATATTAGGAGATGGTATACCTATACAAGGTATTGACTCACAAGGAGTAATAGGGAATGTGTCCGTGCTAGCAAACTCAACTTACCAGGGGCTGGCAGTTGCACGTACCGATGTAGATAATTTAGTCAGACGTTTACCTTTACTACTTCAGACACCAGATGGTTGGACTCCGTCTTTTGGTATACAAGTTATTAAAATGATTGCAGGTGCGGATACGTACATTATCAAAGGGCAGCAAGGGCAGATTGAAGAACTTACTGTGCCAGATTATGCAGAAATACCAGTAGATGAAATAGGCAGGCGTTGGGTATCTTGGATAGATACTCCGAGCACTACTTTGGATGAAATGAATGTACGTGATAAGTTTGTGTTTGTAGGTGTGAGTGCAAAAGGTGTAATGCCCCAAATAGCTACGCCAGTTGGGTTGTTGTACCCCCACCATATACAAGCCGCGTTAGCTGAAAGCATGACGGTAGATGTGCCAGCAATACCAGGCATTGCGCTATTATATGAATTACTTATATTAGTAACAGTACTTATATTAGCTATAGTTATAGTACGTGTATTTGGTTTAGTTGGTACTGTTGTAGGAATCGTGGGCCTTGGATCTATGACCGCGGTCGGTGGTTGGTATTTAATTACATCTAATATACTTATAGATGTTAGTTACAGTTTAGTATCAATGGTGCTTATATCTGTGCAAGAATTCTATTTAAGGTTTAATGAACAGTTTAAACTACGACAGTTAATTAAAAAACAATTCGAGCACTACCTGGACCCCAGGCAAGTTGCACGATTGCAAAAAGATCCTAGTTTACTTAAGTTAGGAGGAGAACGTAGGACTTGCACGTTTTTATTTACTGACGTTAGAGGTTTTACAAATTTATCTGAAAAGTTAGAACCAGAACAAGTGACTGAAATAATGAATAAAGTACTTACCGCGCAAGTTACATGCATCCAGGCACACGGCGGTATGGTAGATAAGTTCATAGGCGACGCATGCATGGCCATATTCAATTCCCCCCTAATGATTGAT